TTCGCGCAACTTTGCGAGCAACTATCACTTTCTGGTTCTTGTTTTGCATTATGTCTAACAAGATGCGTTGCGCGATAAAATAGCTCTTCCCGCTCCCGGCCCCACCGTAAAATATCTCGTACCGCGTTTGGTTCTTGAAGTACGGAATGTATGCGTCGTTGAACTCTTGCGCTTTGCTCTTGAATCGAATGTCTATAACGGTGTCATTCGCCATCGTCATCGAACCCGATCCTCACCAGGATTTTTCCTGTGTTTTCTATCTCGTGCTTGTCGCGGTATTTTGTTGGTTGCCGATTCTTTAGCCAGAATATCATTGCGGTTGTATCTCCAGCGATCGCTTTGTCGAATAACGCGTTCTCAACGCGGAAATCGACGTCTTCTTTTCCTTCGCGCAAGGCTTCGGCGAACTCGGGGTATTTTTGTTTCCAGTATGTTATTGTCGATCGCGATACTCCGATTTTTTTTGCTATTTCAATATCGGTAAATCCCTCTCTGGCCCAACCCTGATAAGTGGCCAGCCTTGAAGGATCATATAATGTTTTTCTGCTGTTTGCCATGCCGGCCTCCTTTTAGGATGCACATTGTGCCAGTTATTCGTTTATCACTTCCCTCACCAATTCGCATATCTTCTCAAGTTGTCTCTCTTCGCTGTGCCGTTCCGCAAACTGCCGATATTCCAAAGAGTCATACGGCTCATCCTTTATCATCTCAACGGCGCGTGATATCGAATTAAACACATACTGCATCGGGTAGAACTCATCGGCGATGTAAAAGTTGTGGATGATTGGTTTTATCCCTTTGCTCATCGCCTCGAGAATCGCCATTCCGTATCCCTCGTGAATTGATGTTGAGAGAAAATAATCTTTGTCTTCGAGAAATTCGTTCGTATCGACGTGCGGATGAATAAAGAAGCGGTCTTGCAACTCCATCGCGTGTACCAGATTCATCGTATAAGCGTACAGCCGCACGTCTTGCATATCGCCGGCCCAGTGAAGCTCATAATCTCCCCGACCAACATTCACAAGCTCGTGCAGTATCTGAATCGCAAGCCCGGGGTTCTTTTTGGTATTGAAGTTCCCAACAAAAGCAATCTTGCGCCCGTGTTGATGCTCAGCGAAGGTATACTTACTTGTATTCACGCCATTGCGGATGATCGATACCTTGTCCGCTATCTCAGGGATATTGACCATATTCCGCACGTGATCGGCCACGAATAAGTAACGAGATACATTCGGGTGATAAATATCTTGAACAAGCCCGTTTATCACTTCATACCCGTGAACGCGAACGATGCTTTTTTTGTCGAACCGTTTGGTCCCTTCGATCGCGATTTCGTTTCCGAATTCGTACCAAACGAGATCGGCCCAGTCGATGTACTGCTTCGCGTGTTCGATGTCACTTACCACCGCCGTCTGCACGATATAATCCCGCGCGAGTTCGTGCCGCACGCCGTGGAGGAATGAAGCGAGGCCCGGCGCGACGATGATCGCGATCTTCTTGCGTTTGGTAGCCATCTCATGATTGGCTTCACCGTACAACCGAGAGTAGTAAGGCGAGAGATTGATCCGTTCGTGATCGGCGAGCTTAAGAATAGCCGGTTCGAAGCGTTTTAAGACATTTGCGTGTTGCGTTTGCGCGAGTGTTCTTATCAATTCATCCGCCGCCCACGTCGTGATCGTCGTGGCCTTCACATCCCGCAGAATCACGAGCGCCATATCGATCATCCCGGTCTCAATCGCGGCCTTTGCCCCGATGATCAGCGCAACGTCGTGATACTTCTCGTATTGAAGCGTGAACAGACACCCGCTCTTGTTGAACGCCGCTACCTTTGCCGTGTACGTCTCAAAGGCTTTTAAGGCGTTAAGCGGCTGCTTGAGCGCGTTAAACATCAATTCCTCAACGATGTAAGAGTCCGGGCAATCGGGAGCCATTGACCGCGCCGCCGAGATGCACGCTCTGATGATGTCTTGTTCGTTGTATTCGAGCGCTTGCAACCCGAGAAGCACGAAGATGTCGTGCATCATTACGGGGATGGTCTTCGTCGTTCTCACTTCCGAAAGCAACGCCTTGCCGTACGTATAGGCTTCTTCTTTCTGCTCACACACAAGAAGTGTTTTGTAATACTGCGCCTTGTAGTAGAGCCGCTCCATCCCGCTGAGTGTGTCGCCTTGGAGTATCTTTTCCATCATAGACAGGAGCCGCTTGCGCTTCTTCTCTCTGAGCTCCGGCGTCCACTGATAACCGTAATGGTTTGATATCAGGTTCGTGGTGATGGTCTCTTGTTCATATTGCGGATGGTTATGCACCGCATACTTGTAGGAGATTGTGCCGCGGCGGAATATTCGAGGGAGTGTGAGCGAGTCTTGGAGTGTGTCCGTGATGATGTTGCGCGTAATCATCATAACCGTCTTAACTTCCGGTGGCTGAGATTCAAGCAATGGCCGGAGTTCTTTTTGCGCCTCTTCCGTAAGTTCTTCATCGCCGTCGTAGATGAATACCCAGTCGCCCTCGCATAAAGCGATCGATGCGTTTCTGGCCTCGCTGAAATCTTCTTTCCATTCGTGGTCATACAGTCTGATCTTTTGATCGTTGAACCCGATGATGATCTCTTTTGTCCGATCAGCAGAACCGGTATCAAGTATCACTATCTCATCCGCGATTGGTAGAACGCTTCGGAGCGCCCTTTCTATGTTCTTTTCCTCGTCCCGTACAATCATTGCAACGCTAACTAACATCTCTCTTTATGCTCCTTTCGCATAGATTCTCGCGGATTCGAAGAGCGGCGCACAGTAGCGCAGCATCTCCTCGCGAGGGATAGATGGTACACGGATAAAACTCGGCAATTGGTTGTTTAGATAACTGGAGGCAACCGTCATGAAGTAGTTACGCAGGTATTCCGCACGGTTAATCGTTGCATTTCGCGGCATATACACGCTGTCCTCAAAATGATCGACGATATATCGAAGGATCGCGTTGATCGCTCGAATGCGCCGTTCAATCCCGTGCGTATGGCTTGATTTGTGTATGCGATAGTGGCGGAATGGTTTGTTGATCGCTTTGGTACGCAAGCCCATTCGAAGATAGTGCATGGTGTTGATCGTGTCCACGTCGCATCCGAGATACTTGATATAACCGCGGCGTTTTAAGAAGGACGCTCTCATCAATCCTTTCGAAGAGAGCACACTCTCCCCGTGCCGTTCGAAAGTTCGCCGTACCGCGTCTTTCGCTTCATAATCCTCAACCGGCCACATCTCCGTCGGCCGCCCGTCTTCGTAATGCACGCAGCAACCCGAGTACACGTAATCGATCCGTGGATCCGATTCGATTAGCTTTACCGATTCCGCTATCGTGTCCGGTTCGAGCCAGTCGTCCGCGTCGTAGAAGTAAATGTACTTGCCTTTCGCCTCTTCTATCATTCGATTTGTGCCTTCCAACACGCGGCCCGAGTTCATATCCGATCGAATGATCTTAATGCGATCGGTATAACGGTTCAGCACATCGCCGGATTCGTCGGTCGAGCAGTCGTCGTACACAATGATCTCGAGATTGCGGTGTGTCTGGTCAAGCATCGAATCGATGCACTGCGCGAGATACCGCCCGTAGTTGTAGTTATTGATCCCGACCGTAACTAACGGCGCCGTTTCCATTTTCTCGCCTTCTCTTCTTTTGCCGTTTCTTTTGCGGTGATCCCCGCGTAGAATCCAAGGCCGAGGCCAAGACCCACGCCGATGATGAATAGTATGATGTGCATTCTCTTCACTCTCCCAAACAAAAAAGAGCCTTCCGGCTCTTCTTTGTGTTTATTATTCACTTGGTGAATGTTTAGTATTGATTCAGCACCGAGAGTATCGTCGCAATATCCTCCGGCCGCTGTTTGCTTGATGTCTTGAGGCGTGTATCGTTGATGTTCTTGTACTGATCCTTACGCTTGGAATACTTCGTGACCGGCTCGAGATTCGAACGGCAGTTGACGTGCAACGGCGGCGTATTGGATGCGATTGCGCCCGTATCGTGCGCCGGTATGAATATGTCGTTCCGTTCCCTGCATATATCCGTGGTAAGCATATCCAATACCGCGTTGAAACGATATCCCTCAAGTATCGTGCTGCCCTGACACTCTTCGAGCGTCCCGACGTTGTAGGCGCGCGTTGCTTCTGTGATTGCGATCGCCTTCGCCCGTGCTCGCGCAAAATCCGTAATCTTGTTGCTGATGTAGGCCGTTGCCTGCGACTCGCTCATTCCTTGCTCTACCGTATCTTTGATAAGCCCTGATACGTATTTCAGCGTGTCTTGCGCTTCAATCCCTGCGAGCTGCACCGTGTACTGGCTCATAAAGGCCATTGCCTTCTCGCTCGGCCGGAAGTATTCGTCGAACGCTTCCGCTTCATTCTTAATGAGTTTCGTCCCGATGATTCCGAGCAATCCCTTAATGAGTTTGGCGTCGTTCTGCAAAATGATCTTGAGCACGGCCACTGTCTGGCTCCAATCAGGTGTCGCAAATCGCCGGTTAGGCGCGCGCGTGAACTTGCCCCGCGCCTGCTTGACAATATCGCCAAATCCGCTGATACGCCCGTACAGGAACGCCGTCATCACGCCGCTCATAATTGCGTTTTGGAATTCCGGGATGATGTCGTAGGTTATGGATCGATTATCAGTTACCGCCTGCCGAAGCCGTTTCCACGGGCTCATCAGGTAGTGTGTTATTCGGTTCTCCGCGTAACTGAGCGCCGTCTTTGTCATTATCGCCGT